ATTTCACACATGCCCTTCATCTTACCAAATCGTTGGTAGTTAAGTAGCATGGCAAAAGCTGAGAAGAGGGACATGCCCTCGTTTATGACTGACCTTGCAACTGATAAAGCAAGACCAGAGTGACTGTGAACATCCATGTCCCCCATGAAGTCTAGCTTATCCTGCATCGCTGTGACTTCAGTGAACGCAGAGAACTCTTCTTCAGGTAAACCTAAGGTGTCATTAAGTAGCGCATAGCTACGTTGGTGTACGAACTCACGGTTCACAAACGAAGTGAGCATTGCTCTGATTTCATTGTTCTTAAATTTAGGTAAATAACTCTCAATGTAGTTAGTGCCTACAGCTACGTCTGACTGCGTGAATAGTCTAAGTATCTGAGTTATATGGTTTTTCTCTACATCAGAAAGCTTAGTCGCCCACTGACCTACATCATCTTGTAGCTTTGCTTCCCACTCACCCCAATGAATTTTCTCATGGCCTGTGGCTATCTCAACTGCCCAAGGGTAGCTGAAAGGTTTATAAGCAATGGTTGTATCAAGTAAGCTCATTACACTGCTCCACAATATGTTTAGCATTTTCTATTGCGGCAGACGTTGGTGCGCCTTTGTGAATTAGAATGGCAGCTACAATAGCTACAATGTCTCGTTTATCGTTATCTTGTTTGGGTGCTGGTTTCTTGGTTGTAGCCATTAGCTAGTCCTCTTGTGTTAATGCTTTCCAACTAACGGGAAATGCAGGTTTAATTACTTGGTCTAATTTCTTTGCAAACTCTTGGGCTTCTACCTGTGCGCCCTCACCAATCCGTAAGGTGTACACATGAGAGAAAGCTAAGATGTTACCTGACCATATGAAGTCCACCATCATTGATTGTGGTAAGACCATACGGGCTTGTTCAGGAGCTATGCCTGCCTTAATCATTCCAGTGTACAATCGTTGAGCTGACTCTAGGTATCCCCCGTATGTAACTGCCCACTGTTCAGTGTCCTCAGCTACACCACCGCTGCCTTGTTTAATGCCGCCTTCAGGTCGAGTTCTCCATCCTTCTGGTTGATGAAACTCTGGAGGTGCATCTACATATCGTCTGCTTACTTCATTCCAGGTTAGTCCTGCTTGGTGCTTCATGAGCTGCCTAGCTAGGAACAAAGGTACTGAACATTTAAGCTGTACAAAGTTATGACGAAACGGTGTCATGTGTTTATGTTTAGCTAGGTACTTAATTAGCTTTTCGTCTTTAAGTTCTAGCTCTGTTGCTTCTTTTGCAAAGCTTACTCGTGCTGAGTTTACTACGCTAAGGTCACCCCCAGCGCAGTCTACAAGTTCTATTTTCATTAAGTTCCTTTATCCGTGACAGGACAAGCACTCGTCAGCATCTTTCAATGCTACACGCTCAACCTTCTGTCCTACTTTGTCTGATAGAACTACGGCATTAGTCCGTAGATAATACAAGCCCTTCATTCTCTTCTTATATGCCTTCAGGTGTACCATGTTCACATAGCTACGCTCTGAACCTGCTGGGAAGAAAAGGTTTACTGATTGACCTTGGCATATGTACTTCTGCCTATTGCCTGCATGTTCAACTACCCATGATTGGTCTAGCTCAAAAGCAGTCTTATAAATATCCTTAACTTCATCAGGAATATCCAAGTGTAGCACAGAACCATCATTATTGATAATACTTGACCACACTTCCTGAGTATTCATACCCAACTCTTCTAAGGCATTTTCAAGATACTTATTCTTAACCAAGTGTGCGCCTGCGCGAGTCCTGTGTGTAAAGGCATTAGACTTCAATGGTTCAATCGAAGCTGTACACCCACAGATAATACTACTGTTAGCGTTAGGTGCTATAGCCAGTAGGTGTGCATTTCTCATACCTGAGCCTTTGATGTCATTAGGCTCTCCCTTCTCTACTGCTAGTTCCTTACTAGCTTCCACAGCCTGCGTTTTAATTGCATTGAAAATCATGTGGTTGTGTAGTGTAGCTTGAAAAGACTCCCAAGGAACTTGGTTAGATTGCAGGTAACCGTGGAAACCCATAGCCCCTAAGCCAATAGAGCGTTCCTGTTCTGCTGAGAACCTAGCTTTGCTTAGTTCATCAGGGGCATTCTTAATAAAGAAGGATAGGACGTTATCTAATAAACGAACTAAGTCTTTAACCATGTCTGTGTTACGCCATTCATCAAACTTCTCTAGGTTGACTGAACTGAGACAACAGACTGCTGTGCGTTCTTCGTTAGTTGCTTGGTGTATTTCATTACAAAGGTTAGAGCCGTGTAGCTTAAGCCCTTTCTCTTTCTGGTATGGGTTCAAAGCTTCGTTAGCTGCGTCAATAAAGTTTATATAAGGTGAGCCAGTTCTAAAGCGGGTATCTAAGATGCGCTGCCAAAGTTCTCTGGCTTTAACTGTGTCTCTTACTTCACCGCTGTGTGGGTCTTTAAGTTCCCATGCAGAATTATCTTCAACTGCACCCATGAACTTGTCAGTTACATTCACTGCGTTAAACAGGTTAAAGCATTTACGGTTTGCGTCACCACCTGTAGGTGTTTTGAAGTTCATTACTTCTGTGACATCTGGGTGGTCAATATCGATGTAAGCCGCGTAGCTACCCTTGCGTGTCTTACCTTGTTTGTACGCAGTCATTAGACTGTCTACTACTTTTAGAAATGGGATAGTACCTGGAGCTTTATCACTGACCCCACGTACTGCTGACCAATGACCACCTACACCACCACCTTTAACAGACAACCACGATACTTCTGACTTGTGATAGATAAGGCTTTCTAGGTTGTCCCCAATGTATGTAAGAAAGCACGAGATAGGTAAGCCCTTAGGAGCTTCACCCTTAGCTGGTGCATTACTTAACACTGGTGATGCAAACATAAACCATTGCTTGCTACAGTAGTCATAGATGCGCTGGGCGAACTCCATGTCACCCTCGCTGTAAGCCATACTAGCCCTAGCTAACGCATCCTGTGGGTCTTCCCCTTCCCTACAGTAATAATCTTTAAGTAATGTAAGGGCTTGGTCAGAAAACCCCTCATTGCGTGTGTAATCTATTTTAATCATTAAGAGTCCTTAACAAATTGACCATCAACCATCTTACCTGTACGTTGGCTGATTGTTTTGTAGGCTTGCTCTACACATGTCTCCATGTCTAAGCCCCAAGCTCGCGTCTGCATCACTAATGTTACAAAGATGTCTCCGATAGCATCCGCAACCTCTTCAACATCTCGGTCTTCAATAGCTTGACGTAGCTCGGCTACTTCTTCCTCGGTCTTTTCTAGTTGAGCAGCGGGTACAACATAAGGAAGAATACCTTTGTCATGTCCCCATTGTGCAATAAGCATTTCTAGTGTGTTTAATCTCACCACTTCTCCCCTTCTGTTTTTTCCATTAGGTCAATCATCTTGTCTAAGTACCAACGGGCTTTCTTAGCATCCTGTAACGGCTTACCCTTGACCCATAAGCGGGTGCTTAAATACTTGATGATGTTCCCGTGGCAGTAATGAATACTGTCCCATTCGCCTAGCACATCTACAATGTAATCAATGGTTTCTATCTCACCTTCATTATAGTGGGCAGGATTGTTTACCATTTCATCATCTCTTTCCTTAATATGCTCGCGGCTTAACTGAGCCACTTCATTCCATTCCTCTGGTGTTACGTCATTTAGTCCAGCCACAGTTTTACCTCGCCTGTCTCGTTATTGTATTCGCCATCCCGTAGGATTCTGGCTAACCTCGCGTTTTCTAAAGCATCTTCTTCACTAAGACCTGCCTTCTCAAATGCAGCCACCACAGTTTCCCATGTTGAATTTTCCGCTAAAATTTTTTCCGCAGTTTTGAGTCCGACCTTAGGACAACCTTTGTAGTTATCCGTAGAGTCACCCATCAATGTCTGCATGTAGAACCAGTGGTCAGCATCTTCTTGGTTGATGACTTTCTCTTCACCATCCATCCAGTGCCGACCAGGAATGGTCATTAAATCTTTATCGATTGACCAAGACATGTACTTGTCTGACCTAGATATTAATACACCTAGTACATCATCTGCTTCTACACCTTCCCATATCAATCCCTTCTGTTTGTCCATGATGTAGTCACGGGCAAAAGGTAATAGCATGGGCTTACGTGTGTCTTTCCTGTTAGCCTTATAATAACTGGCTACAGTCTTTCTGTAGTTGTTGGTTGAACTAAGAGCTGTGATGTACTCATCAGCCCCTGTTTCTTCCATCAACCTTTCTATCTCACCATCTACACCCTCTATGATTTCATGTTCATAAGAGTGCAGTGTCCATAGTCCGTTGCCCCAGTTGATTGGTTGCTCACTTCTTACGGCTACTTTGTATGCAATGATGTCTCCATCAATCACTAATGTTGTCATCAGTATCCCCTAATTCTTTGTAGATTTTTAAGGTATCTGTGCGAAACAATTTGCTGAGATTAACGAGGTACATTTTAGATGCCCAGTTATCTCCACCTTTAACGACCTTATAGTCATCAAGCTCTTCAACAATCTTTCTCAATATATCAGTTTTGAAGACAAGCGTACAATATACATCATCTTCAATAGCTAGGTTATGAAACCAGTAATCTGCTTCAGTGGACGCTATACCTGAAGGCTTGCCATAGCTTTCAAATTCTATTGCTATGTTGCCTGTCTTAGTCCACATACCCCGCTCTGTTTTGACTTCAATCTTCTTACCTTCGAGCATGTCAAGGATGCGTTGTTCGTGCATCTGCCCATATTGTAGGTCAATATCGAACTTCTTATTGTTGTTGAAAACCTTAGTGTGTGTCTGCCCAGTTCCTTCCGTATTTGTATTCTGCGTCGAGCTTGCATCGAAACTTGTAGTATTGTTCAGTTTCTTGCATTGCTCGCACGACAAGCATTCCGATTTCATCTTCTAATGATTTCCTTACTTTAATTTGTACTTCATCGTGAATAAAAGCCACTATCGCAACATCTTCTTCAGTGTAGTTATTTGCCTGTAATGCTTTGACAATCTCTACGTACCAACGCTTACATATAATAGCGCCTGCACTTTGAAGTAATGTATTGAGTGCAGCGTGAGGATAGCGAACAGGTATAACCCTGCCGTCTAAACCCTTTATCCACCCCTTATCCTCTACTGCTATATTAACAGCTTCTCTTAGCTTGGCTAAAGCTGGTGTCTTGGCTAGAAACTTTTTCTTAATAGCCTTACCTTCTTTAGCACCCTTACCAATAATGCTTCCTGTCTTGGCATCACCTGCTCCATATAAAAAACCATATATGAATGTTTTTGCTTGCGACCTTTCTGGAAGACCTGCTGCTTTTTGGTTAGCTGTGTGTATGTCACCCTCAAGTATCTCAAGGCCATACTTACCCCCGTCATGCCGTGACATGTAATGAGCAAGACAGCGGAGTTCTAAACCAGAAGCATCTGCACCAAGTAGTGAGTAACCTTCAGGCACTGTAAACAATGCTCGACATTCTTCACCAAATGGTGCGCCTACTGATGGAACTTGAGCCATGTTCGGGTTGCTGTGTGTACATCGTGATGTAACCGCACCCATAGGGTTTACCCTGCCATGTAGCTTACCGTTCTTCTCAGCTTTTAACCAAGCTTGCTTACCATTGCCTATCTGACCTAAGCGTTTGTTCAGTGTCAGATACTCTACTAATAGAGCAGCTTCAGGCATCTCAATCTTTGATAGGATTGTTTCATCTACCTTAGGCTGACCATTATCTGTAAAGGCTTCTGGAACCCACCCGCGTTTCATTAACCTATCGGCTATCTGCTGGCGGCTTGCAGGGTTGAATGGTAATACCTTAGTCTTGGTCTTCATCTCTACAATGGTTGGCTCAAATGTAGATACAAGCTCATTTTCTATGTCGGTCTTACGTTGTGTAAGTCTTCCGTATAACTCACGAGCTGTGTCTACATCAAAGTCAAAACCACGTTTTTCCTGTAGAAACATCAACTTAGCCATGTCATGCTCTAAGCCTAACGCATCTGCTGAGAACTGTTTGCTCTCAATACGTTTTAATAAAGCTGCTGTGACTGCTGTATCTTGAATACAATAGTCTAGCATTTCCGGCGTGAATACATCCCAGACATCA